AGGCGATTGACAAGCAGATCCTCTACACCTGGGGTCAGGACATCGATCACCTTTCCCGCTCGATGTTTCTTCCAGTCCTTCAGCAGTCGTATCATCTTTCTTCTCCATCATCATCGCGTCCCAATCTTTGGGATAGTAATGGGTTGGCACCATGTCCTCATTGTGCATGACAACCATCTCCTCAACGTGTCCGATGCGGCAACCTGGGTCGATGTACAACTTGTTGCCAGCCTCCTTCCACTGCTGCCAAAACCAAATATCGGAGTCAATGTGGTCTTCACCCCATTCACCCTTGTCGTCGGGCTTGCAGTAGAACCATGGTTTGGGAGTAATCGCCAACTTCTTGACATTCAGCACGGTCAATCCAAAGTGTGCCGCATCGACCTCGATGGGAGTTCCATCCCACACGGCAGACGTTTGCCCTTTCTTGAACCCAAGCAGGCTTTTGATCCCGCGTCGAACTTGCATTGATGCAACTGCATCCATATTTTCGTTCGCTGCAATGCAGATCAATCGATGCACCTGGTCACCTGTGAAAACGCTGTCACCGTCGACCGTCACGACGAAATCAAGATCATCCTTAATTGCGTCTTCAAACATGCGTTGCATCAGTTGTCCGTAGTACACACCGAATGACACAGCGAGCGGCACTCCCGCTTGCCTGAGCGAGCGATCAATCCACGTCCTGGCATAAGAAATCTCATGCCGACCCGTTGTCATCACCGCTCGAACACGAACCTGTTTAGCCATCGCTTTTGTTCCTCCTAGCGCTAACTTGAAACTAACCAACGACAACAACGTCAGCGTTGCTGCTTGCGGCTACGTTCTTGTACTCAAGGTCGAGTACCGACATTGCCGAACCGATCACCGCGCCATTCGCGCCAGTGTCGGGAGAAATGGTCAATTGCAGAAAGCGTTTGCGTCCTTGCAGATTGACGTGGTAAGCAACGACGACCGATGCCGTGTTGTCGATGACGCGGTTGAAATTCGAGTTGAACGTAGCAAAGCTTCCGTTCGTGTCGCTTTCTGCAAGTTGCAGCGTCACGTTGGTGCTGTTGGTGTTCGCCTCAGCACCGAGCGTTACGAGAATGGTCGCGTAGTCCGCGCCGCGAGTATCCACCGAAGCGGTTCGCGATGCGGTCGCTGCCGTCACCGGAGCGAGCATGATTGTGTAATCCAGAGCTTGTTGAGCCTTAGCCATCTTAGTTTTACCCTTGCAAAAAAATGTTGGTTGGAAGAGAGGGGGCTAAGCCCGAAAGCCTAGCCCCCATGCGCTAGGAGGAACTAGCGATTAGCCAAAGTTCAGTGCAACAAACCCACCGGAGTTGTTAGCATCACCGCGATCGTGGACGTTGATGTCCACTCGCTGGGTTGCTCGCAAGTAGATGGTGTCGCTGAGGAACCCGAGCGAATTGTCAACGGCGAGCGAAATGCCTCGGCGCGTGCCAAGGATCGCTGTCTGTGCCAAGTCGCCAAAGTAGCAAGCTCTCGCCGTTGTCGTTCCGGTCAGTCGCGACTCAAGGGTTTGACTGATGACTACTGGGTAGCCGAGGAACGAGTACGAACGAGCACCGCTTTGCAGATCCACAATGCTGTTGCCACCAGCAGCATCCATCAGTCGCAACATCGAAGCGGCCCAACCCGCTTGGCTGATGTAAAACTTCGGATTGCTATTGCCTCGCCAAAGCTTGCGAGCACCAACCATGGCCTCAAAGTCACCAAAGGTCAGCACACCGAAAGTAGCTCGGCTAGTCGCGGTGACGACCGAACCAGCGGCAATCGCGGATGCAAGACCCATGATCGCGCCATAGGTGCTCGTCCCGTCACCGAGAAAGCCAGCTTCGTCTTCCTTCTGAGCAAAGGTTTGAGCTACCGAGCGAGCAACCATTTCGCTGACCGAGATGATGGCGTCATCATTCAGTTCGCTAGTGATTTGCACGGTGGCAGCCAACTTCTTGGCGTCAAGTTCGACCATGGTGTGCGTCAGGTCGGACGGAGTGATCGTCGTTCCTTCGGACATCCAGTAGCCAGTGACCTCGTTGGTCTGCTTCGGAATCTTCCACTTGGGAGCAGGCATCGTGACGTTTTGAGCCTCACGACGAAACACACCGTACTCTTGACGCAGTTCGACGACCGCGTTTTCCATTGCCTCAGGCACCAGGAACCCGCTCGAAACATTGTCGAACGTGGTCATGGTCGCTTTGATGCCATGGTCCTTGCACCATGCCTTTGCCTTCTTGTTGTTGAACAGGTTGGCAAGGATGTACTGACCAGAGACGTAAGCATCCTCTTCGCTAGCGAAACCTTGGACCTTAGACGCTGCGCGGGCTCGAGCAGGAATCTTGATCGACTTTTGCTGAGCGACAGGAGCGGCAATTGCTGCTTCCTTGCGAGCCATAATGACTGCGAGGTCAGCGTCGAGCTTTTCCTTCTTTTCGATTTGCGTTCGGATCTGACCGATCAAGCCAGGCTTGTCGTCAGCGCCAACGATTTCGTCAAAGCGAGCTTGCTCTTCAGCGGTCGGCTCTCGGTTCTCAGATTGTGCCAGAGCGACGATCGCTTCGGCCTCAGCGCCCAATGCTTCCGCGCGGGCTTGCAGTTCGGTAATCGATTTCATGGGTGGACTCCAAATTGCGTTGGCAGTCCACGACCGAGATAGTTAGCGGTCAGCACTGCCAACTTGGTGAGAGTTGGTCAGTCGCTTCCTGGCCGCTAATAAGGGGTCCGAGTTTTCGCGATTCAATAAGCAGAGTTTATAGTTGCCGTCAACTGTTGTCAAGTTTTACGCCGTGCGCAAAACCTCGCACCTGACTGATCGTCAACGGGAACGGTGTCAATTTCCAGGTTTTCTCGCACTTCCAACCAGTGCTTTGCAACCATGCGTCGACGCAGTTCAAGGTCGGAACGGTCCAATTGCTTGGATTTTTTCCAAATTGGTCCTCGGGATAAACTTCGGCAAACACCGCGTTTTCATGCGGAGCTTGGTTGCTATATGGGCTGAGGACGCCGTCCAGAATCGCGGTTTCAATGTGGATGCTGCCACCTGGCCTGGTACTTTGCCATAGTTTTTCCAACGCCCACATGGGATGTTTTAAGTGATAGAGAACACCAAAACAAAAGATCACATCGAACTGCACCCCTAGGTTACATATGTCGTAGACCGACATCGTCAACCGTTGACAGTTACTATATCCGAACGCTTTTTGGCACAAATCCCATGTCTTCCACTGAGACTCTCTGGTGAGCCCAGGCATGCCGAGCGTGTCGCTAAAATCGTCGATCGCGACGACATATGTCGCACCGCGTCGAATCGCTTCCCAGGTCCAATAGCCGTCCCAGGATCCAATGTCCAGCACCCGCTTGCCTGTCAGGTCGTCTGGGATGCGGTAGGCATCACGATCAATGGGAGCCCAACCAGGAGTCGTGACTCCCGGCAACTCGATTCGATGATACCAATACGGAATTTGCGAAACAGCCTGTTGGACTTCCTCGTTCGCACAAACACTCATTTCACTAGCCTCAACTTGTTAGCCATGTGGCGCAGTCGCGTCTCCACGTTGGATCGCTCAACTGCCATTTCCTCAAACAGATCCTGCGGTGGATGCTTAATCCACGCAGCTGCCGCAGCAGTCTTCTTCCTGACCGTCGGCGACAAATCGGTAGCAAGCCCGTGCCGCACCGCGTCGTCTGCGTCAAACCAAGTTTCCGAATCCATCATCGCAAGAACTGCCTGTTCCTTGATGTCTTCGTCGATGCTCATGTACTCTGCGTACAGACTCGCCATTTCTTTGTCGTACATGGCAAGCACCTCAGACATCTTGGTCATGTCCACGCTGTTGCCGATGGCAATGGTGTGCGCTCTGTGAATCATCAACTTGCTGCCCCGCTCCATGGTTCGCTTGTCGCCAGCTAAGAAGATGATTGATGCTGCCGACGCGGCCAATGCTTCGTTGTGTGTATCGACGCCGCCACGGTGTCGCTTGAGCAAGTTGTATATCGCAATTCCTTCGTCGGCCGACCCGCCAGGCGAGTTGATGCGGACGACGGCTCGCCCCTTGATTTTGCCGAGAGCTTCGCCAACACCTTGGCTAGTGATTCCCTCGCCTGTCCAGTCGGCACCTACAACCCCATCAAGAAACAATTCGTTAGTGGATGCATTAACTAGGATCATCATTCACTCCCATCAGGTAATAGGTTCTATTCGTCCATGAATCGACCAACGATCTCACGTTTGCTTCGAGGTTGTCGGACGTTGAATTGCCAGCGATGTCGAGCAACTCTTTTCTTGACTGTTCGCAATGAACTCTGGCCCGATCGCGATCGATGCCAATGGACTCGAGTTTTTCTGCTAGCTTTGGCTCCCACTTGCCGTAGTTCCTTTCGATCCAAGAAACGAAGTTTTTCGAGTGAGCACCGCGGATTGCATTGTTCGCCTCGGTGCGAATCAAACCAGAGAGCATGGTTTCCACTGCCCGAGACTCAGCGGTTTGCGATGGCGAATCTTCCTGGTCTGGTGATTCTTCTTCTTCTTGTTGAGAACCTCCATACGCTGTCGTAGCAGGATTGACATACTCATCGCCACCCTCCCGCCTTGTCATGTCCAGCTTTTCCCGAGCTTCGTTGGGACTGATGACCGTGTGCGTCAGCAAGTTGCACAGCGATGTTACCGTTGTTGCCAAGTCAGTTCGGTAGATTGCCGCGCGGTTGAATTTGAAATAGTGGGATCGTCGCACAATTTGAACCTCCGACCGCAACTTCATGTCGCACTGCAACTCCCACTTACACAACCATCGATCGAGCGCTCGACCGTACATCAGGTTGTACTGTTCCAAACTGTTGTACGTCTTCGGCGCTCCGTCCCCAGGTACGCTGTCCAATCCAAACAGTAACCCAATGTCCGTGCGATTGAACTTACCCATTGCCTCAAACTGAGCATCGCTGTTGGTCATCGACACTGCCTGGGCTTTCATCCCTTCACGCAGCAGAGCGGCCTTGTACGCGTTGTCGGACCCGCCTTCCTTCTTGTTAAACTCGTCGATGAACTCCTTTGCGTCTGCGTAATCGCGAAATCGACCTGGAGGCGCTTCGAGGAATAATTTGCCTCGGAATCCTCGCTTGACTTGGTTCTGATAATACTTCGTCGAGTTCACTCCCGCGCTAATCGCGCTTTCACCGATTTGCATCAGGCCGATGCCTTCGATGCCATCGTAGGTGAAACCTTGGATGTGAATGACATCGCTGTCCCCAAACGCAACGTAGCCATTGGCATCGGTGCGTAGCGAGATGGTGACATCCTTGTCATCCTCTTTGTTCGGCTTGGTCACATGTACCTTGTCGCCGTTGAGGATAAACGTCCAGGTGCGATCTGGCAGCATCGGGATCAATTCGACGGGATTGCCAAAGTCGTCTCGTATTATTGCTGCTCGCCCGTTGCCAAACATAATCGCATGGCCGGTTACCTGGCTTTTGAAAACGTCTGGCGTTTGGAACTTGTTTGCTTGATCTCTCAACAATCGATATGCGGGATGGCGAAAGTCCGTCTCCAGTCCAACACCGGTTTCCTTTTTAATGTCCAGCGGCAACTGGCCGGCATCCTCGCAAATCTTGTTGATGCTGTACCAGAGCGACGGCAGACTGAGTGCCTCGCTGTAGCTGACGCGATCGGTCAGCAATGAGTCGTCTGTGCCCCACCACTTGATGAGCCAACTTCGGAGAGACTTAGGCATCCTGCAACCTCCTAGACAACGTAGTAACTCCCTTGAACGCGGCTCGGTTGCCGACTAGCAATGCGATAAGCCATGACGGCAGCAACGACTGGGTCAATTTTGTCTTTGCTCTCCTTTTTGTTGAACATCAACCTGTCTTGACGGTCGGCAGTCACGCATGCGTTATTGAAACACCATCGCAACATCTTGCTATCTTCAAAACGCAATCTGCCCTCTTCCATTAAAACCGTGAAATCGCGAATCGGCTCGTTGAAGTGGCTAGGATTCTGCGCCATCCTTGCTGCTTCAATTCCTTTCGCCTCGAGCGACTCAGCAGTCACCTGTCCGTTGTACGGGTCATAAGCGAGTGTTGAGATGCCATATGCTGCCATCTCTTCGTCGAGGTCTCGCTCCAACTCACTCAGCGGGTATTGAGCCTTGTGCAACTCACCGTTGTAGATCCAGTGAGCAAACGGCATTTGTGTCAGGTCTCGCTTGCTGTCGCTTGCGATGTACGCGCGGCACTTGATCTCGTAGCGATAAACCGTCTTGCCATCCTGGTCGGTCGCAACGGGGAACCTTGCACACAATGCGTAGGCTGCCAGGTCGTCGCGGGATCCGAGGTCTACTCCCGCGCCAAACGCATCGGCGTCTTTCCAGTCGGAAAGCGGACCAACGCACGAATCGAACTTAGCGATGTCGAATGCTTTGTCCGTGCTGCTTACGATTCGATTGCCGTGATAGCGGATGAACCGATTCCTGCCGACCGCAGTGCGCTGGTCCTCGTTCCACCGTTGTCGTAAGTAGTCTTGATCAAGTGATACTCCAAGGTTCGGGTTCGCTTTGATCCAGTTTGCTTCGTCACCAGGGTCGTCGTTTTCGTCGAACTCATAAATAATCGCGAACATCGCCTCGTCTTGAAAGTTGCCCTTCACCACGTTGCATGCGTACTCGTAATTCTCGAGCCACAGATACGAGTCGTCAGCGCCAGCAGTCGTAATAATCAAGTGCAATGGTTGCGTTCTCGAACCAGACCCAGTAACCATCGTGTCGTAAAACTTCCGATGATGCTCCCCCCATTCGTGCACCTCGTCCATGACCACCAAAGTAGGATTGAGTCCCGAGTACGGTTTGTCGCTCGATACCTTGCGAATGTAGGTCTTGTTGTGATTAAACGTAATTGTCTCGTTCTTGACATGGGACATTTTTTCAAGCGACCTGGACTGCAATCGCATCCGCTCGCATTCGCCATAGACGACTGCTGCTTGCTCTTTCTTGGTTGCTGTCAGTAGTATCTGGCCGACCGCTTCCGGCTTTCCTGTCGCTGGATCGATGTCGCCGCTCGCCAAAAACAAGCAGAGTCCAGCAGCGATCGTCGACTTTCCGTTCTTTCGGCCCATGCTCCAGTACACCTTACGAAACCTTCGAGAGCGATCGTCATCGCGCCGCCAACCGAAGATGTTCCAAATTGCAAACGCTTGCCACGGCTCGAGCACGATTGGGTTTCCTGCAAAGGTGCCAATGCTGTGCTTGAGTACACCTGGGAAGAAATCACACACAGCGGTCGCCCAGCGTCTGTCGAAGTGATACGGGAACTCAGGAGTCGACTGCTTCTCAAGGTCGGACAAATATCGGCGCACGGCATCTTTGACTCGCTGGCATGCCGGCACCTCGCCAGACAACACACCATCGATGTACTCTTGTACTTTTGCCCCAACGCCACTAGTAATCACTCAGTTCCCCCCGATGCACTGTTGAGCCATTGCGCGAATTCGTCTGCTTCCTTCTCAGGATCCGGCGCGTGCAACCTGAGCCGCGACGATGGTGTCAAGCCAAGCTCGCCAAGGCACTTTACGAATGTCGACTGGAACCGATGGAAGTGCATCGCTGCTGGGTGAGCCACAAGGTCGCCTTTCGAGTTCTCGATCGTCACTCGGCCACCGCTCAACTCCTTGTTCAGCGCCTCCATCTGGGAGTAGCTAGTCGCTGCAACTTGCAGGACATACAGGTCCGACGTAACCAGTAGGTCCATTTCGTTTAGCTGGTCGCACATGGTGTTCCAGCATTGAAACGCAACTGGATCTCTTGCGACGATCTCGGGCGCGACAGGGTATCCGCGAACACCCTTGGGTTCGTTCCAGTTGACCCGCTGTGGATTTTTGTCTGCTGCTCCGCTTAGTTGCTTAACAGCTTTAGCGGTAGGCTTTCTTCCTGCCATGCGTTCCTCAATACTTTGTCGTAATAAACGTCTGACCATTGCCGAATGGTCATTCCTGCTAACACGTTTCCCTCCACCTCGTTGTGGCATCCGTTGCATACAGCGAGCCAATTGTTTCGATCCATCCTGCGTTGCGGGTTGTCTGCGATCTTGACGATGTGGTGCAATTCCGTAGATGTGTTTGCATTCACAGGACCGTTGAGCATGACACATCGTTCGCACAACGGCCTGACACGTCGCAACCACTCTGATGCTTTGCGATGGTCAGACCCGTACCCTTCGCGCGATGTCTCACGCTTCTTGTGCGGATAGCAACGCAAGCATCGGTCTTTCACAATTTCACCACACCGACACAGCTTAGGCATCTTTATTTGCCGCACTGATGACTTGCAGCACGCCTCCTTCGATGTGCCGGTTGATGCCACCAGTAATGTCTCGCAGTGCCCAGCGGTATTGGCCGAGCGTTGCGGTAACGGCAGTAGTGATGGTCACCGTGAAACTGGTTGATGTGCGTGTGATGTTTGCGTTCTCGATAACCAACACATCGAGCTGATCTGAGTTCTCGACAACGAACCGCAAAGTTAGCGATGTTGTGTCTTCATCAAGCGGCACAGTTGCCGTGGTCGACTCGGAGTAATGCATCGTGATCGTTGATCCAGCGACGCGGTCGACCGTCACGAACACGGTGTCGGTGGTGATCAAATCCGTCTTGGCCTTGATTGCGGCCACCTCTGTGTCCACAAAGTTATCAATCGTGTCTATCTTTGATTCGATCGTGGTAAGTTGCGTGGTTATCGTCGACAAATCCGCAGCACTTTCCGATCGCGGCTGAAACGTCGCCGTAGTCAGCGTCAGGTCGTACACCTCGTTGGCAAATCCACCCGTCGCACCCACAAACGCATTGAGCCGATACGCACCGGCAGGAATCGACGTAAACGCAACGCTGTAGCGGTTCTTGTCGTTGGTCTTCTCGGTTGCCGATGCGGTAGCAACGACCGTATCGCTACCGAGAGCGAACAACTTGCATGAAAGCGTTAAGCCAGTACCGGCACTAAACTCCAGCGTCTGCGTTGCCATCTTCGTCCTTCAGTGCTTGGATCTTCGCGGCTAGCGGCAACAGCACACTTGCGGCTTGTAGGCCACCGTTCTTAACGGCCAAGTCTAAGCATGCCATCAGTTGCTGCTGTTCTTCTTTGGTGATTTCGAGGTTCATGATTACTCCGGTAAAACGTCAGGAATGTGCAACTGGGCTACGAGTGCCGCTTGTTGCTCTGGGGTAAGGGAATCAAACATCTGCAACGCCGACTTCTTCTTGAAATCGACAAGTTGCTTGTAGTAGCTATCGCAAGCCGACCGCATCACCGACTCAAGATAGCTTTGCGGTGTGAACAGTTCCTTGAGCGGTTTCTGCTCCGAGACTGGCAGACTCGCATTGCTTGCGGTGATCTGCTCGTTCTCGGTGACGATGGGCTTGTTCGCTTCGAGCGTTGCGAAGTCTACGCCCCATCGTTGTTCTTGAGTTAGTTGCAAAAGGTCGATCATGGTTTGGGTTCCTATGTTGCGATAAGGCCGAGGTTACGCATACGACTGAGGAGTGCGTTGAGTTGAGTTATGTGTTAAGCTCTCCAAATCTCAAGATTGGAATATTTTTCCGTTAACGACGGCCCCAGTATTTTATTGCTATTATGCGGCACTGGTTCTACAGCAGGTTTGATTTGGTGTAAATTTGGTATTCTGTGAACTCCTTCGTCGTCTTCCTGAGTGTATTGTTGTACGTTATCAAAGCAGTGATTGTAGTAGGGTAGTTCTAGATAATCATACACATTTTTTAGTGTTTGCTGTGGATGTGCGGTTAAGTCGTCAAACTCTACAAACAATAACTTGTTTTTGTAACCGCGCGATATTGCGTCCTTTACTCTATTATACGCTAAACCTACGGGCTGTTCCGCGCCAGCCCAAATGTCGCAACGTCCCTCGACGGTTTGCGATTTGAAATAATTCTCACGTTCAAAATTCCACTGGCTGGAACCCGTTGTAGTTCGCCACAGTTTTTCAAAACTGGCAAATATTTCATTCAAATTTCTAACTGGTACGATAATTTTAGGAGTTGCCCCAGTGATAAACTCCACCATTTCTATCAAACTCAGCCAACCGCGCCCTTTATCGATAATCACATTTTTCTCGGTAGTGTGATAGGAGTTCATAATTGCGGCGAGAACTCTTTTTAACTGATTGCGGTCAATCCCCTCTGCTTGGTGTTCGATCAAATTATCCCATTGATTGCGGACATTGAACAACACATCGTGAAACCCACTGGTGGCCCGACTAACGTACCAATCTGGATTTTGTGCTAGAATATTGCACAATAGCGTGCTTCCGCTTCTTGGCAATCCACTAATGAAATGAAATGTTTTCATAATTGGTTAGGGTATTCCGTAGCTGACTTGTGATATATCTACGACTGCTACCCATCGTATATTTTTACTGACCAATCCAGTAACTCTGATTTCTAGTGCTTCGTTGGTGTCGTCGGCAACGATACTGGCGGATGTGCCGCTCATGGTTCCTTCGCTGTCGCGTTCCACAATCAAGCTGCCTATCATCGCTGTGCCGTTTGCTGCGTTTCTGCGCACGCCGCCGCGAATCGTCCACCATGCTCCGGTATTGTCGGTGTCGTTGTAGGCGGCAAGTTTTATACCAAGCGACCAAGTGGTTTCGGCGGGCAATGTTAAGCGATTGGTGGAACTGGGTGTACCACCATCGAGTGTCAGCACAACATTTGCCGTGGCGTCGGTGGTGTCGCGTCGAGCTATTAAAACGGTATGCTGCGCATCTCCAGCGGCGGAAAAAATTCCCGAAGCGTGGCTAGTTTCGCCGTGGCGAGTGGCTTTTGCACCAAATCCGCCGCCAACGGTGCTGACCGTGCCGCTGCTGGTGTTGCCATATCCGCCGCCAACGGTGCTGTAGTTGCCGCTGCTGGTGTTGCCAAATCCGCCACCAACGGTGCTGGCA